GGACGTGCGGGCGATGCGGGCGATCAGTCAGGGCTTGCGGCCGTTGTCGGCTGATGAGCTTGCGGACTACCACGTCAACGAGCGGATCAACGATCGCGGCGTGCGGGTGGACGTCGCGCTCTGCCATGCGGCGCTCGCCTACGCGGCGCAGGAGAGTATCGACATCACGGCGCGGGTGCGCGAACTGACCGACGGCGCGGTGCGCACGGTACGCTCGCCCGTGCTGCGCCAGTGGGTGCTGGAGCGGCTGGGGCCGAGGGCGCGCAAGCTCGCGGTCAGCTACAAGGGTGGCGAGGCGAAGGACTCGCTCGATAAATCTGTGCGGGCAAATCTGCTCGCGTTTGGAGATGATGATGAGGTACCGCCCACTGTTGCCGAGGTCATCCAATGCACGGACGACCTCTGGGCTTCTGCGGTCGCGAAGTTTGCAAAGCTCGCTGCCCTGGCTGATCCGGAGGACGCGCGAGTTAGAGGCGCATTTGTCTTCGCTGGTGGAGCAGCTACAGGACGCGCCAGCAGCTACGGCGCGCAGGTCCACAACATACCTCGAAAAGCCGCAAAAGCTCCACTAGAGGTCCGGGCGTCGATGATGGCGCGGGCGTCGCTTGTACCGACGCATGGCACGCGGGTGACCGACGTGCTGAAGCTGATGCTCCGGCCGACGCTGCTACCCGACCCCGGTAAGGCGTTCGTGGTCGCCGACTGGTCGGCGATCGAGGGCCGGGTCAACCCGTGGCTTGCGAAGTCGGTCGCCGGCGAAGCGAAGCTGGATATTTTTCGGCAGGGGCTGGACCCGTACATCGTCAACGCTGCGGCGACGTTCCAGCGACCTTACGAGGAGATTTTGGCCGACCATGATGCCGGGCGCAGCGACCAGCGCCAGATCGGCAAGGTGCAGGAGCTGGCGCTCGGGTTCGGGGGTGGCGTCGGTGCGTTCGCGGCGATGGGTCGCGGTTACGGCGTGCGGATCGAGGAGGCGCAGGCGCAGCGTATCGTTGACGCTTGGCGCCGTGCGAACCCTTGGGCGCCCGCGTTCTGGTCCGACATCGAGCGGGCTTACTGGTCCGCGATGCGGCATAAGGGCGCGGCGTTCGAGGCCGGCCGCGCGACCTATATGTACGACGGTCAGCACCTCTGGTACGCGCTGCCGTCGGGCCGGATTCTCTGTTACCCGTACGCCCGGATCGAGGGTGACGAGATAACGTACGCGAAGGCTAGTTGGAAGCCGGCGGCTGACGCGAAGGAATGGCCGAGGGCGCGCCTATGGCGCGGCCTTGCCGACGAGAATCTGACGCAAGCCGCCGCGCACGACATTCTGAGAGGGGCGCTGCGACAGCTAAACGACGTGGTGCTCCACGTCCATGACGAGATCGTGATCGAGACAGACAGACCAGAGGAGGTCAAGACGATGTTAGAGCAGGTGATGACGACACCGCCCGACTGGGCGCAGGGGCTGCCGCTGGCAGTGGAGGCTAAAGTGATGGCGAGGTACGGCAAATGACTGACTTCATCGAATGGTTTGCGGGCCTTGCGGCCGAGGGCGAGACGGCGCTGCTGGTGCGCCAGCGTGGGCGCGGCTACATCGCGACGCTGCCGCGCGACTACCGACCGGGCGGGGCTTGGTACGGCAATACTGGTTCGTTCATCGAGGAGCGGCTGAAGGGCCGCTTCAGCTTCACGCGTGACAACATTGAGCACGTTCTGGTGCTCATGCTGGACGACATCGGCACCAAGGTGACGAAGCAACCACCGCTTGCGCCGACCTGGCGCATGGAGACCTCGCCCGGTAATGAGCAGTGGGGCTACGCTTTCCGGTTCGACGATCAGCCGACCAAAACCGAATTCGCGGCCGCCGTGGCGGCCATGGCGGCGGCCGGCTGGACCGACGAGGGCGCCACCAACGCGGTGCGCAATTTCCGGCTGCCGGGCAGCGTCAACCTGAAGCCCGGCCGCGACGGGTTCGAGTCGCGCTTGGTCGAGTTCGCGCCCGAGCGCGAGTACTCGCTCCCCGAGATCTGCGCGGCGCTTGGCGTCGTGCCGGGCGCCCCGTCTGCTGACGTGGTCAGCACGATCGTCGACGACGGCGCCGACGACGAGGTGCTGGGCTGGCTCGCCGCGAAGGGCTGGCTTCTTGAGCGGCCGAACAGCGCCGGTTGGGCCGGCATCGTCTGCCCGAACGCGGACGAGCACTCGAACGACGACCCCGAGGGCCGGTACTTTCCCGCCAGCCGCGCGTTCAAGTGCCTGCACGGGCATTGCGCCGGTTGGGATAGTGTGCGCTTTCTCGACTGGGTCGCGGAGCAGGGCGGGCCGAAGGTCGGCTATGGACTGCGCGATGAGCTTGTGCAGGCGCAGATGGCGGTGGCGCTTGAGCGCGTCGCGCCGACCGAGGCTTACCCGGACGAGGCGGCGGCGGTGGTCGCCGAGGCCGACCGGCGCGAGGCCGGGCGGGTTGAGAAAGCCGGCTGGTTCAAGCGGTTCGCCTACCTGCACGCCGACGACGGCTATTTTGACCTCGTCGAGCGGAAGGAGTACAGCCGGGCCAATTTCAATGCGATCTTCCGGCACGTCGACTGTCGGTCGATCCACGCGAATCCGGGCGGCAAGCCGCGCCGGATTGAGGCGTCGGTGTCGTTTGATGAGAATCGGCAGGCGATGGGCGCGCGGGTGTTGCAGGGCGTCACCTACGCTGCCGGCGACGGCGTGCTGGTCTCGCGGGCCGGCGACGTTTACGCGAATCTCTGGCGAGACGGCCGGCCGGCCGGCTCGAGCGGCGACGTGTCGGCCTGGCTCGCGCACGCGGAGCGGATGATCCCGGACGCGGTCGAGCGTGAGCACGTCCTCGATTGGATGGCGTTCAAAGTTCAGCACCCGGCCGTCAAAATCAATCACGGCGTGCTGCACGGCGGCATACCGGGCAGCGGCAAAGATACGCTCTGGGCGCCCTTCCTATATGCGATCGGCGGCGCCGGTAAAGCGAACGTCGCGATTGTGAAAAACGAGGAATTGACGTCGCAGTGGGGTTACGCGTTGATGTCGGAAGTGATGGTCATTAACGAGCTGCGGCAGGTCGAGGCGGCCGACCGGCGCGCGCTCGAGAACCGGCTCAAGCCTATGCTGGCGGCGCCCCCTGAGACCCTGTCCGTTAACCGCAAAGGGTTGCACCCGGTCGATATCCTGAACCGGCTAGCCGTGATCGCGTTCAGTAATGAACGCGTGCCGATCGTCCTGACCGGCGACGATCGGCGCTGGTTTGTCGTATGGTCTGACGCGGAGCGGATGGCTGACCGTGACGCGACTCGGCTTTGGGACTGGTACCGGGACCGGGGCGGCTTTGACGCGATCGCGGGTTACCTTCGCGCGCGGGACGTCTCGCGGTTCAGCCCTGGCGCGGCGCCCATGACCACTGAGGCCAAGGCGATCATGACGCAGGCGGCGCTGTCGCCGGTCGAGTCGACCCTGATCGAGATGATGACGGAGCGGCGGGGCGAATTCGCCCTGGGCGCTGCGCAGGGGCCGTGGCCGCAATTGTGTGACCGTCTGGCGGGGCATATGCCCGTCGGCGCGCGCTGTTCCGTTTGGGCGCTGTTCCGCGCGTTCAGGGACGCGGGTTGGCTCGATCTGGGCCGCGTGAAGACGGTCGAGCACCAGACGAAGGCGCACGTTATGTGCGCACCGGACGTCTGGGAGCGGCTAGGCGAGAATCGGTCAGAAGTCCGGCGGCTTTGCGAGAGGGCCAAAGCGGGCGCCGGCGGCGCGGCGTTGCGGGCAGTGTAATGAGAGACGGCCCCGAGAGGGGCCGTCGGGCCGGCCGCACTAGCAGCCGGCGGGGTGGAAAGAAAACGCCCGCCTGGTGGCGGGCGAACAGTGCGAGGGCCACTGAGGAGGAGAGACCAAGAGCACTACAAGCGCAGTATAACCGCGATAATGGCCGCCAGCAAAGCAAGCAGGGCGGCCGCTATCATTTATGCACCTCGAATTTCAGGGATTCAAGCGCGTACTTGAGCGACAGGCGCGCGTCGAGGATTGTCGAATAGTCGAGCGGAAGCTGCGGGGCGCTGGGCGGGATCGTCTTCGTCCATTCGAGGACGGCGAGGGCGGTCGCCAGTGTGCGGGCGTCGATTGATGTCATGGTCAGTCCAATTCCGGCCGGTCGGCCGCGGTGAGGTTAACGATTAGCACAGCGGCCGGCAGGCCGTCGGCGCCCCAATTGACGCGCGCGATGCGGCCGTCGATCGACTCGATTGTGCCGACGGCAAACGGTATCGGGCCGGTGAACAGCCCGACGGCGCGCAACCAGCGTGCCGCAAACTTGACGCGGTCGCCCGGCTTCATCGTGCGGCCCCTGTCTCGGTCAGTGTGGCCCATGACGGCAGGGCGGCGTCCGACTGGCGCCACGGCATGATGACCGCGAGCGCGTCCGGGACGAAGGCGGCCGTGACGAGTGTTGGCTTCGCGCCGTGCTGACGCATTTGGATATCGCCCTCATCGGCGCCCAGCAATTGCAGGGCCGCGTGAACGCGCGCCAGAAGTGCCGGATTGAACTGCGCCGGCGCGATTGGCGTGCTCGAGGGGATAGGCGTCACCCGGTCTGTGTCGGGGTATTGGCCGTCGATCGCTTTCCCGGTCCGGAGCGTGCCGTCCGGCTCGGTAAGGGTTATCGTGCCGTCAGACTGAATGTCGACCTGGACGGCGTCCGTGAGGGTTTTGCGGCCCTTACCCGCGGCGCCTTCCAGCAGCGCGCGCGGGATGATTGTGGACGTGAGTGGCGCGGGTGCTGCGTCGACGCGGACGCGCAGCATCGCGTGCCCGTCGGTGGCTTCGACGATGACGCCGCGCGCGTCCGTCCGGACGTGGGCGCCGATCATGTAATAGCGCACGTCGGCCGTCGGCGCGATCGTGAGCAGTGCGCGGATTGTGCCGCGCGTGAGCGTGAGTGATGGCATGGTAGTGGACCTTATGAGTGTCGACGCAAGACGCGTCCGTGAGCGCACGCGCGCTCACGGCCGTACCCTGACCGATCAATCGTCCCGATCAGTCTCGGGTATGTCCCATTCCACGCCCGTATTGGCGTTGCGCAAGTACACCCAATGTCCGTGATCGGCGTATCGATCCTCGAGCGCGGCCGCGCTCATGGCCTCGGCGAGAATCTCGCCGGTAAGTTTGGAAATGGCCTGGAAATTGAATGCGTTCATGGTCTTATCCTCTTGCAAGTTTGCGGGCGCCGAAAGCGGCGATGATGAGGCCGATAGCGGCCTGGATGATGATATGCGCCAGCGGCGCGTCATGGGGCGCCTCGACGGCGCCCATGGCGATGACGAGGCCGAGACAAAAGCGAATCATTGCACGGTCTCCAATTGACGATTAGCGTAGGCAATTGCCTGATCGAAGGTAGGCGCCTCGAAAACAATCCTACAACCATGGAACACTAAAACCGTGTTCCGGTTCAGGCGCGCGATCTGGAACGGTCCGATATGCGTCATAGTCGTTTCCTCGATTGAAAGTTTAGAGTGTATCAGATAGTGCAGCATCCGCAGCACGGCGCGTCTTCGCAACGGCCGTTGACGTTGCGGTAGGCAGTGTGGCCGCTCGAAAACGTGAACGTGTCGGACACTGGCGCGGCGGTCGCGCTCGAGCTGCGGGACAGCAGCACAGACCGACCCTTGCCGTGAAACATAATGCGGTCCCCGGGCTTGATCTCGCGTCCGGTCGACGCGCAAGTGCCCGGAAACCGGGCGTTCATTTCTTTTGCCATGATTGATGCTCCTAGTTGATGAAGGTTCACATGAACCCCTTTTCGGCCATTGATAGCGCGCGGCCGCCGGCGGTTATGAAATGATCGATCACGTTGACGCCGATCAAGTCCAGCGCGGCACGCAATCGCTTGGTCAGGTCGATATCAGCGTTAGACGGGTCAAGCACTCCGGACGGATGATTGTGGGTCAAGATCACGGCGGCCGCCTGATGCGCGAGCGCGGCTTTCATGAGTTCGCGGGGATAAACACTCGTTGACGTGAGCGAACCTGTGAACAGATCTTCAGCAGCAATCACGCGATGCTGAGAGTCAAGCCAAAGCACCCCGAATACTTCGCGGGACTGGTCCGGACGGGATCCCGCGCGAACTGCGAGATATTGGCGGACCAGATCAGGCGCGGTCAGGGCGGGGCCGCGCTGGAGACGCGCCTCGAGGATTGCCAAAGCCCGACCAATGATTGCGTCATCACTCGGCGCGTGCCCCACGACATATGCGGGAGAATCAGAAGATTGTGCGTGCATGATCAAGCCTCCAAATCCCAATATGTCCACCACACTCCGTCCTCGTCCTCCGTCCGGAGGCGCGCGGGGGAGTTCGCGCGCATGATGTCGTTGTAGAACTCTTCCATGATGTGACCGTCCGGATGAAAGCCGATCATTTGAGCGCGGCGAGGAAGCTCGCGCTCGCTACGGATGCGGGGGATGCGGCTAAGCATGACTGTGTGCTCCTGATTAGATGATGGACAGATGATTGGCACGCGGCGCGCCGATCGCGCGCAGGAAAGCCGCGAGTGCGTGGACGTCGATCCCTTCGTACTGGGCGACGTCGGCGCACGCGTCGATCGCGCGAGACTGACACTCGGTGACACGGTAGGTGTAGTGCTGGACGATGCGCGGGTGGTACACGAGAGTCTCTCCGGGTTGATGGCGCGCCTCGAGGGCAGGCGCGCCGTAGTGGTTTAGTTGCGGATGCCGATCGCGGCGAGAGCAAAAACCGTCAGCATCGCCGCATGGACGGCGACGAGCGGACGATCGATCGCGAGACCGCAGGCGCCGATCAAGACGAGGAACAGAACGGTGAGGGTCAAGATGATGCGCATGGTGTTTGCTCCAAATTGTGTGACAACGGAACGAACGATATCAGACAATCGACGAGCGTGCAAATTGTTTGTTGCGCGTGTGATGGGCGTGCCCATAACGCCCATTCGCACGCTCTGCTAATGGGCGTGCCCATGACGCCCATGACGTCGGGATAACCGGCGGGCACGGGTATGGGGCAGCCCGATGCACGCGCGGCGCCGAGCTAATGGTCTTAATGGGTGACATCTATCATCTAATCTTTAGACTTCTAAATGTGATGTTATAACGTAACATGTGTATGTATAGCAGCGATTTTTTTCGGTTGGATATTTAGCCCATATGACCCCGGCGCCGTACCCCGGCGCCGACTGCCCCATCGCGCGCGCCCCGCCCGCCGCGCGCCCACGACCCTGATGGACACGACCCATCGCGCCCATCAGCTACCGGGGCACGATGGGCAATCCCGCTCGAGTGCCCATCACGTCCATGGCCGTGCGGGCGCGCGCCCGCGTGCACACATATGACAGCGACTGTCTGGGGCACGCCCATCGTGCCCATGACGCGCGTCCTGGTAGCGATAGGTTCCAGCTATCTGGCGCGAGGATCCGATAGTCGATAGCGTGTATCTATCGATTCGGCCAGGCTGATAGCTGATAGCCAACCCCTATCGATGCACGCAGCTCGATAGCCCCCGGCCAGGGCCGGCGGCCCGACGGGTCAAAAACGGAGGGGTCGCAAACATTTTTTATTTTTTACGCTCACCGATACACAATCGCGGCGCCACCTGCTACACTCGCACCATGTTCCAAACTTTGCCCCTTACTGCACGCCAACTGCAAGCGACCGAGGCGCGTTTGCAGGCGATCTATGACGCTGCCAAGCTTGGCTTGCGTGGAGATAATTTGGCACTTGCTGCGGGTCTATTGCCGGTCGAGTATCGGCGGTTGTGCGAGATGGACCCATTGGCGCAGTTGGCTGAGCAGAAGGGGCGCGCCGACGCCGAGAAAGAACTCAGCACGACCTTGTACGCAGCGGCTGCCGCTGGCGACGCCAAGGTCGCTTTGGACATCCTGAAGCACAAGCACGACTGGGTCGCCAAGCAGCAGGTGCAGATCGACGTCAGTCAGCAGATCAGCGTAATATCCGCGCTAGAGGCGGCCGAGCGGCGAGTGATTGACGCCACCGTTGAGAATGGTATATTGAGCGAGACGCCAAGCCGCGCCAACGGCTTGGAGCCTCTAACCGATCAACGTAAAGGACACGCTGATGGCTTCCAACATTCTGACACAAGCGCGGCTGAAAGAACTGCTTCAGTACGATCCTGACGCAGGGATTTTTGTGTGGCGTGTAAACCGTCCCCGCGCAAAGGCCGGGCAAATTGCCGGCGCTTTAACAATGAAAGGTCATGTGCGGATTCAACTTGACCGCAAAGTTTATCTTGCGCATCGACTTGCATGGCTATACACGCATGGCGTATGGCCGCAAAATCAGATTGATCATATTAACCGCAATCCGCAAGACAATCGAATCGTTAATTTACGAGACGTATCTCACGGCGTAAACGTTCGAAATTCAAAAATGCGCAGAACCAACACCTCCGGGTATAAAGGAGTCAGTTGGTTTGCGCACAGACGGCAGTGGGCGGCGCAAATTTCTATCGGGGGCAAAAACGTTGTGCTTGGAATGTTTGACGACCCTAAACTAGCCGCCAAAGCATACTTGCTGGCGGCTAAAAAACACGGGTTGGAGTACGGAATTGCAAACCACTAAGTATTCAGCGACGGACGAGCAGGCGCTCATGACGCGCCTTTGGTCGCCCAAGCTCAAGAACGATCCTGAAGCGTTCGTTCTGTTCGCGTTCCCGTGGGGCCAGCCCAACACGCCGCTCGCGCACCACAAAGGCCCGCGTCAATGGCAGCGCCGCCTGCTGCGCAAAATCGCTGAGCACATCCGCAACAACAACGACGTGGCGGCCTACAAGGTGTTCCGGAGCGCGGTCGCCTCCGGTCGCGGTATCGGGAAGTCGGCCCTCGTCAGTTGGCTTGTGCTGTGGATGCTGACAACGCGCATCGGCGCCACCACCATCGTGTCGGCTAACAGCGAGGCGCAGCTCCGCTCGATCACCTGGTCGGAGATCACCAAGTGGCTGGCGCTACTCATCAACAGCCATTGGTTCGAGATCAGCGCAACGCGCGTCAGCCCGGCCAAGTGGCTGGCTGAGATCGTGGAGCGCGACCTGAAGAAGGGCACGCGGTTCTGGTCGATTGAGGGGCGCCTTTGGTCGGAAGAGAACCCGGACGCCTACGCCGGTCTGCACAACGTGGACGGGGTGTTCCTGGTGTTCGACGAGGCGTCAGGCATTCCAGATCCGATCTGGGACGTGGCCCAGGGCTTCTTCACAGAGAACACGCCAAACCGCTTCTGGATGGCGTTCAGCAACCCTCGGCGCAACCAAGGCTACTTCTTCGAGTGTTTTCACTCCAAGCGGGAGTTCTGGCACTCGGAGCACATCGACGCCCGTGACGTCGAGGACACGGACAAGGCGATCTACGAGCAGATCATCGCGGAATACGGCAGCGACAGCCCGCAGGCCCGCATTGAGGTGTATGGTGAGTTCCCGAGCGCGGGCGACGATCAGTTCATCCCGCCGCAACTGGTGGACGAGGCCGCAAGCCGCCCACGGTACAAGGACGCGGACGCGCCGATCGTGATCGGGATCGACCCGGCGCGGTCGGGCGCCGACAGCACGGTGATCGTGGTGCGCCAAGGGCGCGACCTGCTGCACATCAAGCGGTACCGGGGCGAC